GTGGTGCTCTTAATACAAAAGGTAAGGGTAAAGGTGGAGCAGGAAGTACATCTAAAACACCATCTGGAAAAGTTAGTGGAAAAGTCACTGGTTCTAGTGTAGGTCGCTCGTATAAGACAGTAAGCAGTACATCACTTCGGTCACGAAGGTCCCTTAATGCTCCTACTGGTGGCACTGGTGGTCCCCCTTCCACAAATGCTGGTGCAATTGCTAGTCAACTAGTGGCACAAAGTAATGCAAAATACCAATCGCTAAGTCGTGGAGCCGCCCTTCCTGGTAATGCGGGAGACCCTATTGATAGTGATTACTCAATAGGTGGCGGTGGCGGAGTAAGCGGTGGCGGACAAGGTATGTCAATTACTGTTTCTCCCAATATCTATTTAAATGGAAGTGCTGACATGTCAAGTGACATCAGACGAATTGCTAAAGAGGTTGGAGACATCCTTGAAAATGAAGTCAGACTACGAATGATGCGGAGGTCATAATGACTGATATTAGTGATGCTTACAGTAGTTTGACTCCAGAGCAACTAGAGGCTCTAGGCACACAGTATCGGAGGGCGTATAGTGATGGTAGTTACTTTACATACTCACGAGACCAGTTTCACAGGTTAACCGATTCCGAACCATATCCAATAGCAAGAAATGGATTTGATAATCCGCCATTTTTATGGCCTTCTAAACAATATATGGATTCGGCTGGTAACAGTGGCACAGTTCAGCGTGGATACATGCGTAGCCTCATCAGTGACCCACTGGTTGATATTGAAAGACAAATGAAAAACCGTAGGTTGTTCTTTCAATTTAACCCACAAGTTTTAGTTCGTTCAGTTCAACAAACACCTGGGGCAATGAACCCACTCCTACAAGACCCTGCTCAGTTGTTGGCACCTGTTCCTGGAACTACTAGTTTTGGTTTTGAATTAATGTTTAACAGAGAGCATGAGGTCAACGCTGGGTACAACGACCCGTTGGTTACAGAGTGGTTGACACTTCCCAATGGTCAAAAGGCATTGGTATCTGAAATTGGTGTCCTTGCGGACTTGATGATTCTTGACTCTATTACGGGTCAAGGATTGTCTGAAGACATGATTAATGCATTAGCACAACAAACTCAAAGACAGTACATCAACATTAATAAAGCAAACGCAGAGGATAAAAAAGAACGAGAAGCGGCTGGTGTTACCGAACCCTCAGTGGATTATGAACCCATAAAAATACCAGGGGATAGTGACCTTTCAGCCCTCTTTAATGCAAACATCGGTAACTCTGCTTTCCTTAACCCACAACCATTCCGTGTTCTTTTTTCCACATTGTTTATGGTTGAGGGAGTGGCTACAAGTGTTGAAGTTGTGTTTCAAAAATTTAGTAGAAAAATGGTTCCTACACAATGCAAAGTTACAATCAATATGTACGCCTTGTATCTTGGTTTTGCTAAACCTAAAACATTTATTTTTGACAATTTAAAGCAAGCCGCCGCTGAACGAAAGCCTGAAATAGAGGCTAACTATAAGATAAAACGAAAGTTTTTGGCTGGTGTTAAACAGTTTAATGGAAGAGTTTACTCAGAAGGAGCAGACGATGGTGTTGCTAAAGAGTCGTTCCCTTCAAATGATAACCCGTATTTTAGAGTTAAAGATATTAAAATTACTAAACAACTCAAAGAATTCTTTGAAGACAACGAAGTTACAGAGGCTAATTTTTCCTTTGACTTACTATGGCATTTTAGTGATAACAATTCATCACTGATTGCTGATACCACTTTAAGACAAAATAGATTAACTTTAAAACAAAACGGAACAAAAGTTAACTTTAATGCTAAAGGTACTAAACAAGTTGGTGGTTTATACCCCATTACAGACGGTGAATCAGGAAAAAACATTTTTCAAAATGAAGTGACTGTGGATAAACCCATCACTAAAAAATACATTTCGTACAAAATTATTATGATTTTACATGCTTTGAATAAAAATAAAAACGAGGTGTTAGCGGAGTTTGAAGGAACGACTGTCTACAATGCTGCATGGACCACAGACGATGGAGACAACATGACAGTAGACAGCACCTATAGATACCAAGCACCCACTAGTGGTGCATCACGAACTGTTTCTGAATCATGATTTCACTATATTCTCGTTACAGAGCAATACAAGAAGTACGAAATGGTAATGTAAATGTTGTTGCTGTTTACAACAAAGTACCTGAGTCACAGTTCATGACCTACATTAGCCGTGATGGAGATTCATTTGAACGGTTGGCTAGTGTTTATTTAGGTGGACCTATTTTTTACTGGCGTATTGCTGAGATTAACCCACAGGTTTTACTTAATGACAGAATTCCCGCAGGGACACGCATCCGAATCCCACGATGATTACTTCCAGCAATTCACAACTTGAACTTAACTTTGAAGTAATAATCCACAACGGATTGTTAGATTTTACATCTATTCAGCGTGTTAATATTGAGTTGTCTGAAAACATGCATGACTTAGCAACATTAGATATTGCAGGAATACCCCCAGAGTATTTAACTACTTATGTTGATTTACCCATCGCAATTAAGTTAACTGTGGCACGAACATACTATTGTATTTTTAAAGGATACATAACTTATTTAGAGCCAGAATCAGTCAACAAAAATGGTTTGGTTAACAATAGCCCTTTTCAAACTACACGCATGCACTGTATTGGTACATCCTATGTAATGCGTAACCGCCGAACAGATGTTTGGAATAATGTAACCCTTCCACAAATTGTCCGAAAACTTGCTGGTAGATACGGTCTCACAGCATCAGTACCTGATGACAAGTATGTATTCCCACGACTGGTTCAATCTGGTGAGTCGGACTGGGCGCTGTTACTAAAAGCCTGTGACTACCTTGGATACCGAGTGTCTATGAGGGCAACGCACATTGACATTTGGGACCCATTTGCAACCCTATCCCGTTATGGTACTACTCCAGTGTATGCAATGAGTGCTAATGCAGGCTCCCTCAATGTGAGACCTGGGCAAGTAATTTCTTTTAATGCCACTGTTGGTGCAGTTACACCTGAAGCCGCAAAGGTTCCTGACACAATACACGCCTTAGTAGACAACACAATTGTTACACTTTCTAAGGATGTTTCCACGGGATATGGAATCCCCATCAAATCTATTTTTGAAGATGAGGTTCCTGTAAACGCTATGTCCATCCCTATGGCTAATGCTGTCTTACAGGGTCGTAGCCGTGAAAAATTCCCGTACACAGCCCACCTAACCATTGTAGGTAACCCATCCCTTCAGCCTGGTATGTTGATTCAACTAGGGGAATACAACTCCAGACTAGATGGGTTGTGGATTATCAAGTCCGTTCGCCATGAGGCTTTTAGAGGCTCGTCCATGTCTTATTTAACCGTTGAAAAAGACTCTGATTTCTCTAGTACTATTGACCCGTTAGAAAAAGTATTTCCCGCTACACTAGTACCTGATTCAGTAATTAAAGATTTTAGGTGGACTGCAACAAAGGAACTGGTCAATGTATATTATTAAGGAAGATAACTAATGCGTTCAATATCTATTCCTTTTAGATTTGTCAATGGGAAAGTGGCTGACACCGAGAATAACGGGGTCATTGCAAAACAGCGCATTATTGACGCACTAACCACAGACAGATTTGAACGAGTAAATCGTCCTGAATATGGTATTGCCATCAAGTCGCTCTTGTTTGATAATAACGACCCACTAGTATTTGCAGACTACCGAATTGATGCTATTCGTAGTTTAAACGATTATGTTAGTAATGCCAAAATTATGGATTTACAAATGAAGAGTGGGAACACCGTAAGTTACGGTAACGAAGACTCTAGTCTTTTTGTTAAGGTTGTTTACCAGACATCCGATGGAAATACCGCAACTTTTGTTGCTAATTTAACTGCTGGAACATTTATTACTGAGGAAAGCACAATTTAACTATGGCTACTTTTGACTACACCAGCAGGGACTACCTGTCTATTCGCCAAGACTTGGTTAACCGAGCCTCCTTAAACATTGAAGAGTGGGATACCTCAGACGCATCAGAGTTTGGCAATGTGTTCATTGACCTCTGGGCATACATGGGGGATGTGCTTCACTTCTACATAGACCGTGCCGCTTCTGAGACATTCTTAGAAACCGCCACACAGCGTGAGTCTGTTATTGCTATTGCAAACTTGATGGATTACCTGCCTGCATCTACCCGTTCTTCTCGTGGTACATGCTCCGTAAGGCTTACTTCGTTCCCTTCTGGGAGTGCCAAAAATTATGACATTAGTTCTGCGGCTTGCTCAACAGTAACTATTGGTGGTACACCAACGGTAATTGTTACATACACGACTGCATCTAATCATGAATTAACCACTAACCAACGGGTAACGGTTTCTGGAATGTCTCCAACAACATTTAATGTTTCAAATGTTGAAATCTATGACGCCCCCACTAGCGATACCTTTAGAGTATTGGCATCACAGTTCTCGTCTCCTCCAACAAGTGGTACTAATAGCACGGCTGGTGGCGACTTAGACTACAACTTGGCGTACACAATCCCTCAGGACACTGTCTTTAGTTCTTATGATAGTAGTAATAATTTAATTGATTTCTATACTATGAGTCCTATAAGTATTGACAGGACTAATACAAACTTCTCAGTATCTTTAGTACAAGGAAGAATCATTAGAAATGAATTACTGGGCACTAGTTCGGGTCGTTCAAATCAAACGATTACATTGTCTAGAGCAAATGTAGACATTGACAGCGTTATTGTGCAGGTGTATGAAGGTGCCCTGTCAGGTGGTTCCCCAACAGCAGTGCCATATCAGTATGTCTCAAACTTGTCCTCATCTATTTATGCCGACAAGGTTTTCACAACACGGTTGACATCTGATGGCTATGTGCAAGTTATTTTTGGTAATGGTTTTAACGGATATATCCCGACCACTAATGCAAATATCCTGGCGTCCTACCGAACTACCGATGGTGCTTTAGGAAACTTGCCTGCAAACTCAATTCGTTTTGTTACAGGAGACCCATCCTCCTACATAGATATTGTGTCTTCTACTAGTTTTAGTGGTGGGGCTAATGTTGAGTCACTTGAGTCTATTCGTACCAATGTTTCACGCTTGTTTAGAACACAAGACCGTGCCGTGTCACTTCAGGACTATAAGGATTTAACTCTTCAAATTCCTGGGGTCAGTAAAGCAACTGCAACATACTCAAACCCTAATGTGACCCTTTACCCTGTTCCTCACTTATCAATTTTCCCCCCTGCTCCTATTACCGCAGGCTCACAAAAGGTTGTTATTGAGATTCCAACGCCTATGGCAGAATCTATTGACAACTACTTTACGACTCGTTCAATGTTGGGTGTAACTGCCAGTGTGGTGAACCCCACAAACCATGGGACAATTGATAAGTACATTGAATGCACACCTGTGTATGTAGGTATGCAAATTTATGTCAGGGATAACTTTGTCCAAAGTTGGGTAAAAGACGAAGTTACTGCGGCAATAAAAAACCTTTTGACTTTTGAATTGGCTTATTTTGGACAGACATTGACAGTTGGTGAAATTTACCGAGCCGCTTTGAGTGTTAATGGTGTTGATTATGTGGTTCTTACTAACCTGTCAACAACCTACGATGCTACTCCTGAAACAGTTAGTACTGTGGGCAATGTGTCAGCAGATAGTACAAAATTATTATGTTTTACTGATGCAATGACACTTGCACCAAGTGCCGTGAACCTTTGGATGCAGGGTGGAATTACGGGAAGTAACTAATGGCTTTTACATCATTTACAGTACGAAACACTATTGGTAATTCTGGTTCGGCACTACGCCGCACTAGGGTAGTACAGGACTCAACCACACCTAACGGTTCTGGTGATGCTGTATCAGACAGTGGTCTTCGTGCTGATGGGTTTTTCCCCCCAGTACCAGAATCATTTTTAGAGTCAACTTTTGAAGCAAATGTTTATAGTCGTGACACAGTAACCCTTAACTGGACATTTGGGTTCACCCTAGTATCTCTTCCCACAGGCACTGAACCTGTTGAAGTTCTTATCAGGGCGTCATCTACAGGAGAACCAATCACCGCAGGTGATGGTGACAAAGTTATTAGTGTTACAGCCGATAACTTCCGATTAGATTATGAAGACAAGAATTCCTTTTATATCAAAGAAGGAAACTGGGTGTACTACTCTATGTTTGTACGCTACGAAGATTCCTCAGGAGATGGGTTCTATGAAAGAGTTGCAACGCTATCTGCACAAATACCTCGTAATTTTAACTCCACAGAGGATTTGTGGAGCCGTATACCTGAGTACTATCGCAGTCTTGACGCTGATTATGCTTTAAACACTGCTGACTACAATCCAAAAGTAAACCCTGACAAAGGCCCGCTATATCGGTATGTAGAATTGTTTGGTTGGGAACTAGACAAGATGCGCACAACCATCTATGACACGATGCGTATTAATGACCCTGAAGTAGTGCACAGTTCTGCTATTAACGCACTAGCAAACCAATCAGGTATTGAATTTACAAAAGAAGCACTAGGCACATCTAAATTGCGTGCTGTCCTTAATAACATTGGTTATTTGCGCCGTACCAAAGGAACGCAGAGCAGTGTTGAAGCCTATATTTCTGCACTCAGTGGTTGTGGGGTAACAGCAACGGGGTCGTCACCAATTCAATTTAATGTCCACCCTATGCGTGTAAACCTTTTTACTGACCCGTTCTTTGTTCAAGGTTTAAACGCTCCTGTATCACCAGACATAGGAAGTACTCGCCGTGAATGGACCAACTTAGACTCAGGTGGTCGTAAGTATGGTTGGGGTGTATACGCAAAATTCAGTTCAACACCCCCGTCTGCAATGACTTTGTCCACTGCTGGTGACGGTCTGACGGTTACTCTTCCTGCAATGACAGGCACTGTGGAACTACTTATTTATTCTCGTGGCAATTTTGTATATAACAATAACCTTGTATATTTTTACTCGGCAGTAAGTTCACACAATTTTACGCCACGGTTTGTCCTTAATACGACATTAACTGGGTTAGAAGGCTCTAGCCCTCCGTCAAGTGTTACTTATTTTGATGATTGGAATAATTCTGTTGCAACATTCCCATCGTTCAAAGACTTTTTGACTAGCGATTCAAGAAAGATTGTTTCTAGTATTCAAAAGACAACCTCTGTGTCATCAAGTAATGTAATCCCAGTATATAAGTTTAATATTACACTGTCGTCAAGTAGTGCTACAACAGTAACTTTTGAAAAGCCATTAGTAGAATATAAAAACTCTGACGGCTCCTTTTTCTCTGGTGATGAGCCTCTGGGTGGATTTATCCAAGACCCTACTGATTCTCTTGGTGCTGGTCTATATGACTACCACTGGGGAACTTCTGCTGGCGGTTCTTCGGGGACAGATTTTTCCTACTACACAATGGATGAGCACCGAGTACAAAAAGTTGTAGATAACATCATTGAGAACTACATCGTTCCCGTCACAATTGTGAAGGGCACGGACTATGTAATCAATTGGAATGTACTTGAATGAATTATTTACTAGCAGGATTAGCCGTCTACAAGTTGATGCAGTTTCTCAACACCCTTACCCCCAAAGAGGCAATGCCTTGGGTAAAGGTATTAGTTGGAGTTGTTCTTGGTTATGGTGTGTCATTCATAATTAATCTTCCTGACAAGTGGACAAGTGGGTTGGTAGTGGCTACAATCGCTTCTGCCTGCCACGGTCTCTTGCGTCTACTGACACTTCATGGAGACTTGGCGGCTCGTAAAACTTACAAGTAGGAGCAACACATGAAGTATGGAATTATTGGTAGCGGGTCTGCCAAT